GGTGGGTGTGGCTCGTTGGTGTCCTCGCATCACTTAACCGTGCATCATTGCCTTCTGCCGCTGTTCCTGCTGTTGTTCCGTAGGAAACGGCCAGAGTTCTGTTTGCTGTCAAATCTCCACCACCAGTGAGACCAGTTCCTGCTGATACAGTTCGGGATGTTGGAACACCTCCGATGTTAGTCAATGCGGTTGCGGGATTTGAGACATCCGACAGATTGTTAACCTCAAGCAATGCCCCCTGTGCCGTCAAAAGCCCGCCAACATTGATTGTCCAAGCTGTAAATGGCCCGCCTGAACCTGCTACTGTATCGACATTAACCACCAATGACGTTCCAGAGTAGCTGGTAACAAAAGCATGCATGTGTCGGTCTGCATCATATACAATGGTAACGTCCTGTGTCGGGGTGTAGCTAAGTCCTGATTGGACAACGAACGTCTTAGATCCCGTAGTAATTGAATGGGATGATGTGGAAGTTGTGAGATAGCGGTCTCCGCGATTGGCCAACGTAAATGCGGTAGTGGCAATCTGGGTAGTGTTGGTTCCAGCAGCAGCAGTAGTTGCTGTCGGGGTTCCCGTGAGAGCGGGAGATTCAAGATTTGCCTTAAGGTCTAGTGCCGTCTGGGTGGCTGTAGAAATTGGCTTTGAGACATCCGAAGTGTTATCCACATTGGAAAGCCCGACATCAGACTTGGTGGCAGATGTTCCAGTTGTGACTCTACCCTTGGTGTCTACTGTGACTTTGGTATAGGTTCCCGCGCTCGCGCCCGAAGCAGCTAAAGTGGGATTGGGATATGTTCCCGTAAGATCTCCGCCCGCCGCACCACTGGGTGCTGTGGAGATGGTTCCCCATTCGGGTGCTGTGGCTCCGCTGTTTACTTTAAGAACCTGTCCTGCGGTTCCGATGGGGAGGCGTTGTGAGGTGGATGATCCGCGATATAGTGTGTCACCTTGAGTGGTTAAAGTGGCTGATTCAGATCCTGATGGGCCAATGGGGCCAATGGGGCCAGCGGGGCCAGCGGGGCCGCGCTCAATAAGCTCAATGACCTCGACTTCCCTTTCGGTTATTTGTATAACCTCAATTGGCGTATCGATTACTTCAATGACTTCCATTGGTTAGCTTCTAGCAATTTCCTCGTAGACCTTGGCCTTACCTGTAGCAAATGCGATGTAGGTGTAGCCAAGACTTAGTTCAATTTCGTAGACATTGTCTCCCGCTGTCAGATTGGATGCCTGAGTGGCCGTCATCTCAATTTCGATAGTTCCGTCCGATCCAAGCGTAATCCCGCTTCCAGAGGTCAATGTGAGCAAACTAGCACTATCCTTGGCGCACTCCCGAATGACCATAGAGGCCCCGTAGCCCGAAAGATTGACAGGTACATTCGACTTCCCCTTGCAGGACTTTGTCAGATAACGAAACTTTGCCGTCCAAGTTTTTCCTTGGACGATATCAATATCTCTCTCAAGTCTCCAGTAGTTCGTCATCGGAATAGCGGAATTCTGAAGCTGTGATTTGTTCCATTGGTGGAAACTGTAACCTCCATCCAAGCTACAGCGGTATTAAATCCAATGGAATTTACGTTTGCGGAATTTGTAGGAATGGTGTTAGTGGCAAACACTGCCGCTTGGAAGTTGGCATTGTTGGTGTTGGTGAGGGCTGGAAGCGGGATACCGAGGTTGGTGCGGACAACATTTGGCGAACCGAAGCTAACCGCGTCATCAAAATACCAGCTACCCATAAATTCTCCATTTACCATGTTGATAGATCGAGAACCCCCAAGAATGGCGTTGAACGTGACATCATTACTAGCCCCCAACCCAATCGCCGTGCGAAAATTCGTGACGTTGGTGTTAGTAAGCCAAGTGGCTCCCAATCCCAAATTAGTTCTGCTTGCCGCTGCGTTGGCTGATGCGTTGGTTCCAGAAAAATATATGGGCTCAATATAAGAGATGTTGTCAGCCAACATCCATGCACCACTGCGATACATCAATAGAACCGTTTCATCAAGTTGGTTGAGAGTGATTAGATTGGTTGCTGTGCCCAATTGCCTAATAGCCGTCACTGCATTGTTTGTCTGGGCTAGATGGGTGACAGTTGCCCTGTCTCCTTCAAATGTGGTTGCGGGGTTGGTCGGTAGAGTGATGGTATTTGTAATTCCAGAAACAGAAGTTGCCAAACTATACAAAAACAGGTTTCGGCTATTTGTTGCGGCATTTGTTGATGTTCCAGTAACGTTTGTCTGATATTGGACAGTTGTAGAAATGGGGGCCACTGCCCAAAAGTTGGTCGGGCTAACTACTTCTCCGTTGGTGGAGACAGAAACAAGACTAGTGCCTGCGTTGGTATTTGTTAATGCGGGCCAGCCAAGACCAATATCAGAGCGAAAATTCGCGGAGTTGGTGTTGGTCAATGCAGGCCAGCCAAAACCAATCGCCGTGCGGAAATTGGTGACGTTGGTATTCGTCAGCCATGTTGCACCTAGGCCAAGGTTAGTGCGGGTGGTGGAGGCGTTGGCGGTGGTGTTAGTGCCAGAAAACTCAATAGCTCCCCCAACTGCGATACCATAAAAAAAATCAGACGCTGCATCAGTCGCTAAATCAATTATCGTTGTTGCGCCGTCTAAGAGCCTAAATCCGTTTGTAAAAGTCAGCGTGTTTGTGTCGTTATAAACTACTGCGCCGTTAGTTGTGAAGCCAAGCAGTGATGTTGCTGTATTGCTGTTAGTAAGAGCAGACCAACCAAGACCAATGGCCGCTCTAAAATTAGAAGCTGCTGTATTTGTTAGCCATGTGGCCCCCAATCCCAAATTTGTCCTTGCTCCATCAGCCGTGGTGGCTCCGCTTCCGCCGTTGCTGATGGCAATTGTTCCAGTGACGTTGGAAGCCAAAGCAACGGTTGGGAAATTTGTTAGTCCTGCCGCGCTACCATTGGTGGCCAAAACTCCAACCACATTCGTTGCCGCAATATTTGTAAGCGAAGCGCCATTGTTTGATGCCAAATTACTCAATACAGTGGATGATGGTTGGAATGCTGATGCAGCATTTGTCGCAGCGGAACCAAGGCCGACAGCCGTGCGGAATGATGCATTGTCGGTATTGGTGAGAGCAGCAAGAGTAAGTCCCGCCACCGAACGAACACCTGCTGCATCAAGAGCCAGAACAGCATTGTTCGGGGCCGTTGAATTGGTTGATCCCAAAATGTAGGGAGAAGATGAAAATCCAAGATTGCCACCAGATCCAAGGTTTGTAAGTCCAACAAATACATTCGTAGACCCGACACCCAATGCCGTCCTTGCGCCAGCCGCGTTTGTCGCTCCAGTACCTCCATTGGTTAAAGCGACAACCCCAGTAACATTTGTAGCCAAGGCAGCAGTTCCAGTGATGTTGGATGCCAAGGCAACAGTCGGAAAGTTTGTTAGATTTATCGCTGATCCATTAGAAGAAAGTTTTGAATCAAGGTTGGTTTGAAGACCAGTGACGTTGGTAATTCCAATAGTGATATTACTGAAGGTTAATGCTCCACCAGAAACCAAATTGCTGAGAATGGAGGATGCGGGCTGGAAAGCGGATGCGGCGTTTGTTGCAGCACTACCCAGCCCCAATCCAGAACGAGCATTGGTGGCATCGGCACTCCAGAAATTGGTGGGCTGAACTACCGCATTGTTGGTTCCAACCAGAACATTGCGTGTTTGTCCAAAGCCCGAAACAATCAAGGCTGCTGAAATAATAAGAAAGAGAATTGTTTTCATTACATTAGTCGTTTCCACACGCGATTGGTTCCAGTTTGGCTTGCATAGTCATTTGGCCTGATGACAAAGGGACTGTTTGTTGCGTCCGTTCCGTTGGCCAATTGATAGATGGCTGGAATTCCACTGATTACCAAAAATATCACAATCCCAACCGCGTAAGTTCCGCTGACTGTATTGAGTCCATCCAAGTCTGTGGCCGCTCCGCCCGTCAGTCCAGTAAGAGATGGTTCCACCCGAAGGATGTTGACGCTGGGTGTTTGAATCGGAGTAGAGCTAACGCCGATAACACTAGAACTTGGGATAGGGATGCAGATCTTGCTCATCGGGTTACCTCTGGAGAAATGATTACGCTACCTTGAAGAATACGGGTTGTGACGGCCCCGTTGTATAGCTCAAGGTCATATACGGCCTTATCACAGACCGAGAGCGTTGCCGTGTCAGTAGCCGAAATAAATAGTCGAATAGCCCCATTTTGAGATCCATAATTTAAAGTGATTCTACCATTGCCAACTGCCGTGGACAACTCAAGAATTACTGCCTTAGATTCGGGCTTTGAGCGGATCTGCATCTTGGCCGTATATCCCGCAAGATTAACAGGTGTTGATGGTTCTCCCGTTTCATAAAACAGAGTCTGGTCAAAGGTTGCCCCTTGAAAAATGCAAATGTCAGCTTCAGCAATAGGTAGTTCGGCCATAGAAAAAATCCAGCGTAGATTCTACCATTGCCTTCGCAAAGTCAAGGACTGTTTGAGCTTCTTGAATGACTCAGTATTAAGTCTTTTCTTTTCTGCTATAGCCTCAAAGTCAAGGACTGTTTGAGCTTCTTGAATGACTCAGTATTAAGTCTTTTCTTTTCTGCTATAGCCTCACTTCCAGCCATAGCTCCGAAGACCTTGCGGGCGACAAAGAGCCCAACAGCGAATGAATCGAACAAGTCAGGAGACTTTCCAATGCGCTTTTTCATGTCGGTCTTAGACTCAATAATAATCTTTCGCGTCCTTCGGGCGTACTTTCTCTGGGTCATCTCCCATGCCAAATCAGGGCTAATGCCCTTCAGTTGCTCGCATTCCAAGAAGTAGCGGGCAGCAAAACAGAGTTCAGAAGCCATGTTGTGGAACAATTCCTTGCCGACTTGTGGTTTTCCAGTGACTTCGTTCCTCATGGCGTATTGGGCGCTTACTGGCAAATCTGAGGCTGCTCCAGCAAAGGAGACAGCATGCCATCCCTTCAAAAGCTCCCTTTCTCCGATAGACCAGAAGATACCACCAGCCGAGGCATCCACCCCTATCCATTGGTTCGGGATTCCCAACTTGATAGATAGATCGCTAATTTGTTGGATCATTTCGTATTGGAAATCCTCCTGAGATCCAGCCCTTCGGTTGAGGACATACTGTTTCTCTACAGCGATAGCCCACTTGCCTGAGATCAACTTCCCGTATTTAAGGTGGGTGAAGACAAAGCGGTCTCCCCCTTCTGTGTAGCTTGGATCGACTCCCGCAATATCTTTCGGGGTTCCATCCCAGAT